CGTTATGAATTGCATTTTGTAAAATCAAATGGTGCAGAATCAATTAATCATTGTGTTGCATCTATTGCAGATTTATGGTTTGACAATCACACATTGTCGGCAATGTCTAAATTTGATTTTTTCACAAAAACAAATCACGTTTATGGCAAGCGCATTAATCGCATTGTCATATTGTCTAAACTTATTATTGGATTGTTTCAAAAATGAGCGATGAATTGCCAAAGGAATTTGAGCGGCGCGGAGATAACCGTGAAGCTAGTAATTGGGTTAGAACTGCATTAACTGAACAAGCTAACAAAATGGACACATTAACTGAAAAAGTAGATGCGTTGCATGACACCATGACTAAAGCAACACCAGATGGTAATATTAAAAAACACCATGACGTGCATGTAATGTTAAATAAACGCGAAGAGTTAGCCAATGAACGGAAAAAGTTTTGGCGTACATTCCGCGATGACATTATGAAAAAAGGATTAACAGCAATTGTTGTTTTTATTGCTGCATTGTTTGCGCTTGGTAGTCAGGCTAAATTTAAAGAATGGGTGCAAGCTGCTAGTATTACTACACCAACACCAGCGCCAGCTATAACCGAGGTTAAAAAATGAGTTTACAAGCCCATTGGATTATTAGACTTGGTGGATGGTTTAGTTTTGTATGCACGTTGTTTTTAGGCGTTATTGTTTACATTACAACTACATCATCAACACCATTTATAACCTCTGACAGCGTTACTATGGTAACTAAAAAAGATGGTAACAATATATTGGTTGAAAGCCGTGGTTTTGTTGGAACAGATATATCAGAGCTAACCATCTATCGTACTTTGCACCGGCAATACAACGGCGGCCAAAGCGTTGCAGTTGAAGGCGGCGTAATAGTTAACCAAGTAGGGGATTATGTCGTATTGCGTTCTATCATATTACCACCACACATGACGGGCGCATGGTGCAGCAATACGGTGGTTTATTGGCGACCTGCGCTGTCTTTGGCGCAGCATAGTGCAAAGCTACCTGATTTATGTTTTGAGGTGCCTGAGAATGATTAAATACGTTCTTGCTTATTTTCTATCAGTTGGGTTTGCATATGGGCAGACTGTGAAGATTGTTACAGAGGATTTTCCACCGTTTCAAACTTTGCATAATGGCGTGATACAAGGGCCTATGTACACCATCATGCGATCAATATGCAAGGAAGCAAAGCTAAATTGTGAGTTTAATTTATTGCCTTGGAAAGATGCTTATAAACAATCTGTAGATGGTGAAGCCGATGTAGTGTTTAGCATCCTGCTAGAAGTGCCAGAACGTGCGGAGCTGTTTTACTTGTCTCCCAGCATTGTCAATACCAGCTACAGCTTCTTTGTTACATCGCGTAACCCGTGGCAATATGGCGGCGTGTCTACACTTGATGGTATGACCGTTGGCGCATATGGGCCAAGTGGCACCAGCATTGTGGCTAAAGAGGTAGCAGACAAACGCATTGCTATGGGCTTTGATGGCTTTAATCTGGTAATCGAACCCAGCATTGTTGCCAGTTACCAGCACTTAATAACGGGCAAATATGGTGCCAATGGCGCGGTAGTGGTTAATAAAGATGTTGGTTTGGCTTTGCTGAAAAAGCATTCAATTATCGGCCCAAGAGTTGCCGGAGACATTAAGCAAATTACTTATGGTTTTGGTGTAAGCAAAAAAAGCAAATACAAGGATTTATACGCACGCATGGTGGATGCTTTGCGGCGGTTGCAATTGCGCGGCGAAATATTAGACACATTGCGATTTTACAATTTAAAGGCTTCGCCTTGAAAGGTTTTATATGTTTGGTTTAGATGCACTGTTAACCGTCGGCGGCAAACTCATTGACAAGTTAATCCCTGACCCTGAAGCCAAAGCTAAAGCGCAAATGGAATTAGCTGTAATGGCGCAGGATGGCGAGTTAGCAAAGATGGCTAACGATACCAAGCTATTTGAGATTGAGCATACAGCCGTATCAGACCGATGGAAAGCCGACATGGCTAGTGATAGCTGGCTATCCAAAAATATACGCCCTATGGCTCTTATAGCCATCTTTGTGGCCTATTTTCTGTTTACTTTTATGTCGGCCTACGGTTACAACGCGCAAGAATCCTATGTACAGCTTTTAGGCCAATGGGGGCAGATCATATTTTTAGCTTATTTTGGCGGGCGTACGGTAGAAAAACTGGCAGATATGAGAACTAAAAAATGAAACTAAGCGAAAATTTTACATTGCTTGAATTGATCAAAAGCGATATTGCTTTACGCAACAATTTAGACAATACCCCAACGCAAGGAATATTACAGAATCTGCGAGAATTGGTTATTAACGTTTTGCAGCCAATACGCGAGCATTACGAAAAGCCGGTAAAGATAAGCAGTGGCTACCGTGGAGAGGCGCTTAATAAGTTCGCTGGAGGCTCTAAAACATCAGACCATATGCAAGGTTTTGCAGCGGACATTGAAGTGCCAGGTATCTCTAATTATGATTTAGCAGAATGGATACAAGCCAATCTAAAGTTTACGCAAGTAATTTTAGAATTTTACATTATGGGCAATCCGCATAGCGGTTGGGTGCATGTATCGTATGACCCTAAAAGCCTAAAAAATCAGGCTTTAACCGCTATTAAGAAAGATGGTAAGACTATCTATCTTACCGGCTTAGTTGCTTAAAAAAACGCTTCCATTGTCACAGGTGCAACCTCACGCAAGATTGCCAGCACTTCAACCGCAATGTTACGATGCTCTTTTTGGGTCGATTCATGCAACCTACTTTGTAGATAGTGAATCCAACTGCGCATTGTGCCGTTCATGTAGAGTCGGCTAGACGTTAAGCCTTCCGGTAAAAATGCTCTAGCTTGCTCTTTGGCAATTCCTTGTTCAAGTGCCCATTGGTAAGCGGTATGCGCTTCTTTTAATATGGTTTGTTGTGCTAGTTCCCATGTTTGAATTAAATCATAGTCATCAGTGTCAATACTGTTTTGACGGTTCTTAGTATCTTGCAATCGACACTCTCGTAACGGCGCATCAGGCAACTTGTCATAGCTTTGGTATCTTCCGCTGAACTCTTGAAAATTAAAACTGCGATGACGCAAAATCTGCCTGCCAATATCGCGGGTCGTCGTAATTTCGATACATGCGTTAGCCATCTCGAAAGGGCTTACATGTCCTTCCCGCATCATGTACTTCAACAATCCCTCAATGTTGGGATTCTTTTGATTGTCGGGATTAGATACCCGCGCAATCTCGGCAATCATCTTGTCGGCATCGGGCGTGGCCCATACTAATTTGACGTTACTTGTAATCATCAGCACCCTTTAAAAGATTTTCGATCAAACTTGCTGCCATTGCTATGTCACATGCAAGGTTCAGGTTTGATGTAATTTTTGCATGTTCTTGCAACCGTGTAACTAGGTCTGACAAGGCAATAAAACCTGCATATTCAATAGCTGGTTTGTAGTTCATAGTGTTACCACCACGGCTATAGCTACAGCGCCTACGGCACCTAAAGCTACTAAGAAAGTATAAAACCAATCGGAAAATGTGTGTTGGTAATAAAAATCGTCATTCATTTTTTAGTCCTTTCAATTTCATTTAATGTTTCGTCGGCCATCGCATAGGCAATTGCTACAATGTCAAAATTAAACCGCTTTGCATAACGCGGTAACAATTCAATTACCGCTTCAACTGCCAATTTATCTCTATCTGTCATTAAGATAGGTTCCATCAAATCACTTTTCACAGCGCAATCACTTTCACATCATGCGGCAAATTCTTGCCTTTAAAAATCTCTAAAATACGTTTTTCAGTTTGCCGATGGCAATGCACCATGTCTCGATGTGACACCATATCAAGCATGATTGCATAGTCCTCTATCACAGATCTAACCGCTTGTATTCCGTTAGCATCTAAACGTATGTTTCCACCGGCCATATGCCTCTGTCCGGCTTTAGCCAGGGCTGCAATGGCATCATTTAATAAGCCGCTAGCATCATCACATACGCGCATTGCCACTAACGTCTCCATTAGATTGATAGCATCGCTTACAACTTGCCAATCTCTTATTTTTGGCTCTGCATCTTTTTCCATGGCGTTTAACCCGGTCAGCATTTGGGTTAGCTGTGAATTGCGCATTGCCACAGGCATGGGGTTAACAGGACTTGCTGTCAATTCATCCATAAGTGAATAAACACTGCTAGGCCGTTTTCTTCGTTTTGTCATTGCGTTTTTTCCAACATCTAGCGCATAACCATCGCGCTTGTCCAATAAAAATCCCACCTTCGGGGACACGTTTTGTCTCGCATTTTTCGCAAAGCATTAAAGGTCTATTGCTACCGAGCATTTAGTTTCCATTTCTATAAGCAAATCTAAATAATGGCGAGCCTTGCGTAAATCTTCAATTCCACCTTTATCACGCCACCGAACAACGTATTTAATTACGTTACCTTCCATGTAGCTGATTTTGTTACCATGTATAAATTCAATAGGTTGAATTTTTAACTTGCGGTAATGATCTCCACCGACCTGAGTTTGTTTAATCATATTGCTCTGGTTTCCTTTAAAATCTTAGTTGCCAATTTTTGATTACGGACAAACTTACGTTGTTTTTTATAATTGCTAACACAAATGCCATCTTCAAAATAAAGCGTACCTGTAATAGCATCCATAAAATAAACCTTTTTAGGGTCTATCCATTTTTTTAATTCTTTTTGAGTTTCAATCAGGCGTGGAGTTGCAATTTTCACTTTGGCAAATGCTCTTCCATCAGCAACGTACAATTCTTTTTTGTTTGGCCATTGAGAATTTTTAAGATAACGCTGGCTGGTTATCATGCAATAAACAGCTTTTGCGCATGGCCCCTCTTGGTTAATGTCTATTTCATACATTTTGCAAACCTTGCTTAATGTAAAAAACAATTTGACCTGCAACGGTACGGCTGTTTTTAGCAGCCTCCACCTTTAAAGCATCTAACATATCCTTTGTCATACGCATGCTAAAAAACTTATCTTTAATCACTTGGTTCCTTTATTGTGTGTAAGCATAACGCTGAATTTGCATCTTAGCATCTTCAGCACCTTTACAAACTATAACACACATCGCAACACTTTCAAGATACTTTTTAATGTTTTTTTGTTCAGGGCTAAGCACTCCACCTTTGATGCGCTTCATCTCGACCCACACCCGCCATGCTGGGATGAATAGATCTGGAATTCCTTTAGTGACGCCCTCTACCTTGAGCGCGGCTGCTGTAGTGATGCTGCGAGCACCACCATTCGGGATTGCAAAGATAAGCACATCAGGGTAAGTGCGTCGAAACCATTGCACAAACATGGCTTGCTCGTAATGCTCGCTGGGTACTTTATCAAGCATGGGCTAAATCCCACACGCTAGATACACGCTTAAAACGTGCAGTTTGAGGTACATACACAGTTTGCACTTCCATTGGCTTTGCAATGATCTCTTGCCAGTTGGCTGTTAGCGTATAGAGCAAGTTTGCATCTTTGTGCATCAGGCCATAGCTGATAGCGCGCTTTAGGTATGTATGCACATGCTTATCACAGGCCATGCCATATGTGGCACTTATGACCTGATATTTGGCAGGTTGTACGGTTTCTAACGCTTTGCAAATAGCAAGCATCTTGTTGTTGCGTTTGATAGTCAAAATGGTAACTCCTCAGTCCACAAATCACATACGCCTACAGTGCGAGTAAACAACTCCGGCGGCTCTTGGTTAAATTCCAAACACATGCCATTCTGCTGGTAGCTTTCGCACGTATGGCACACTTTTGGGGGTTTTTGTTGTATTTGTTTGCGGTACAACGTTACGAATTCGGGTTCTTGCAATCTCATTGAAAAGTCCTTTTCATTATTGTAAAAAATTTACCTTCGCTTTTATATTCGATAGCGGCTGGGGCATTGGCTAGGTTTAAAACGTCGGCATGTTGCTGTATGTCAGCGATTGAATAGTCAAGCGTGGCGCTGGATTGATCTGCTAACACAGCTAATAAACGCCTTGCTTTTTCGCCCGCATAGCCATCATGCATAACCGTTAAATACTCTGTTACAGGCGTATCTGACAGCGCGCCATAGTAAGTAACTGCCAACATCTCTTTACCGCTTGCACGGCTGATATGCTTGCGCCATTGCCATGCTGTAACGTCCAGATCAATACCTTCTATGCCCATAATATCCAAGTTATGCAGCTTTAACGCTGGCTTTTCGATCTCTGGAAAAGCAGCGCCACAGGCGGGGCATATCTTACAGCTAATATGGACAATTTCTTGGCACTGTTCGCAAACTTTAACCGGTGCTTCGCCTACTTTATCGCCCTTCTTTGGTGGAGGCTTGACGGCTGTAATTGGCCCATGTTGGTCAACTACTCCGGCAAAGTCCAACACCATGCAATCGGTTTTACCGTCTGCAATGCGCAAACCTCGCCCGGCCATTTGCACGTATAGACCTGGCGACATAGTGGGGCGCATCATGGCGATCAGGTCAATGCTAGGATGGTCAAATCCGGTAGTAAGCACATTGGCATTAGTTAAGGCTTTAATCTTACCCGCCTTAAAATCAGCAAGTATGCGCGCACGTTCGGCGTCCGGCGTATCTCCAACTACGCAGGCCGATGTAATGCCATGCGCGCTTAAAACCTCTTGCACATGGCGCGCATGGTCAACACCTGAACAAAAGAATAACCATGATTTACGATCACCGGCTAACCGGATTACTTCGCTAACAATAGATTGATTCTTGTCATTAGTGTCTACGGCGGCTTGCAACTCTGATTCTATGTACTCACCACCTCGCTTATGCACGCCTTCTGTTGATAGTTTGGCCTTGGTTATCTTGCTTCGCAGCTTTGACAAATAGCCTTTAAAGATTAGCTCCTCTATGCTCACCGGCTCGATCAATGCGCTAAACAAAGCGGGCGCATCCGTGATTAAACCATGGCCTAAGCGGTACGGCGTGGCAGTTAAGCCTACCACCCGCAAAGCTGGGTTAATAGCTTGTAAGGCCGTTAATAGCGTTCTATATCCTCCCTCATCTTTATGGCTAACCAAATGGCACTCATCAATGATTACTATGTCCACATGACCTATTTCAGCGGCGCGTTTAGCCACCGACTGAATGCCTGCAAAGGTTATCGGTTCGCCCAACTCTTTACAGCGCAGGCCAGAGGAATAAATCCCCATTGGCGCATTAGGCCAATGTTGGCGCATCTTTTCAGCATTTTGCTGTATCAGCTCTTTCACATGCGTTAACATCAAAATGCGCTGATCTGGGTACTCTTGCAAAATACCCTTGCATAGCGCAGCCACAATGTGGCTTTTACCGGCACCAGTGGGCAGTACTAAACATGGGTTGCCATCGTTACCCGCTGCAAACCATGCATAAAGCTTGTCAATAGCACGTTGTTGGTATTCTCTAAGCATGGTATTTAACCTGCCGATTAGCGCGGCGCAGGGCTTCGATTCGGGTGCAACCATGCGCTCGGTACATCTTATAAAAACGATACAACATCATCATTTTGCTAACTCCAAAAGTTGAGCGGAACTGTAAACGCCTTCTGCCGGTTCACCATTGGCATATTCAGAGCCATTGATAAGGTACACGGCTATCATGTCGTTAGGACTTTCAAGGCGCTTCCAAGGCACCATGTCGGGATGCAAAACATGGCTATCACATCCTGCTGTTTGCGCGTCAGTCGGTACTACAGAATCCCATTTTGCACAGTGCATAGTGCTATCTTGCAACGGCGTAATGTGTGCGCAGGTGCGGCAATTAACCTGCTTAGTGGTTTTGCTACCGTGGCAAAAGTCATGACCTGCACACATCTTGCATTGATACCATGTAGGGTCAGTGCTGCATGGTGCCGGTATGTAATCGGACATTGTTATGCGGTGGCCTTTAGCAATTGCTTTTTCTGCATGCTCTGCATCGTAGTGGATGCGCTCTGTATAAATGCGATCATCATCTTTGCACACTGCGACATACAAAGCGCGGTCTAGCTTTAGGCCATGCATGTAAACCTGCATCTGGGTATAGTGCATCGGCTTAGATTTTTGTACGGCGTTTTTGTCTAAATCATCAAATGATTTTTTGCTGTGAGTTTTAAACTCCACCACATGCTCTGTTTTTGGCGCACCTGGCACACCAGACGCAATGCCATCAATTGACCCGCTAACATGCGAGCCAAAGTCCACTCGATGTTGTTCGCTGTGCACGTTTACACCGATAGCTTTCAAGTCTTGCACAATCGTTGCCTCTTCATTTTGGCCGCGACGAAACAGGCGCTTAATACGACCGGAATGCTGTTCAAGCACCGCCCAGCGAAACGATAACCAGAGCCAACGCTCGCAATGATGGCCTAACGTAGAGGCGCCAAGGTGGGCGCGTGGTGCTTCAATCTTTGCAGCGTGATGCGCGTCAATCAGGTTTGTAATTGAGTTTGTAGATTCAGGAATGTTCATAATGTTGTAAGCGCGGCTTATGTATTCACCGCGCTTTATTGTTAGTTAGGCTGTTTCATCTTCCAAAATGTCAAACAATGACGGCATGCTAAATTCACGCTCGGCAGATCGTAAATAATGCACTTGATCTGTAAAGTAGGCTGGGTTTAACTCAGAGCCTCCACCAGTGCGGCCTTTCAAAATGGCGCGATAAGGTACAGTTCCAAGGCCGCAGAATGGGTCATACACCAGTTCGTTAACGTTGCTATATCTATCAATCAAACGGTCAACAATGTCAAACTGTAGCGGGCATACGTGCTTTTCGACAGCGCGTTTGCTTTGGTCACTGTTTAGCGTAATCATGCGCACAACATCGTGCCAAACGTCAGGATGGTGGCTACCGGGTGCAAGGCTCATAAACGTAGAGGGCAATGCACCTCGTTTTTCTAATTCAACGCCTAACTTTACGTGGAATTCGTAGTCATAAATATTTTGCAAAGAATATTTAGTAAACATGCTTGCTAATTTATCTGGGCCAAGGCCTGCCAAGTCTTCAGCGGTTAATTGTCGGTTTCCACTGCTACGCCAAAATGAATGCGCGTCAACTTGCCAATGGGCGCGGGTGTATTTATCTTTAGACTTTGCAACAGGTACATCAGCATAGCCTTTAGAACGGTCGGTTTGTGGCTTACGAAAAAGTATCACATATTCAGGTGAGCCTACGCCCATCTTGGTTCCATCTTTGGCATTCTCAGACCAGCCTAAACGATAGGTTTGATTGTTTTCTCGCACCACATCAGTTATAACTGTAATCAATCCCATGTAGTCGAAACCATGTTTAATGCCGTGCATGATGGCTTCGCAGTGAAACGGGCTAACGGTAGGCGCACCTGCACCTGTAACATTGCCGAATAAAATTCGATCTTTTACATGACAAGCGTAAATGCGGCCAGGCTGCAACATGCGCAACAGTTCGGGGGTTAAGTAATCCATCTGACCCCAGAATTGATCATTGCTTTCAGTATGGCCGAAGTCGTTATAGCTGGGGCTGTATTCGTAGTGGTTAGCAAACGGAATGCTTGTAACAATCAGGCCAACGCTGTCGGTATCGCGTACTTTAGCCTCTGCAACACAATCATTATTTGCCACACAAAAACGATCACTTGTCACTGCAATGCGTTTAATGCCAATTGTTCGAGTGAGCTTGTCTTTCATAGCCAGTTGATTAAGGCCGAATTGTTTAATTATGTCTTGCATGTTATTTACCAGTTTTTTATGTTGTTGCCATTTTTCCAAAAGAACTCGCAGAACTTCGCGCTCTGCTTCGCTGTGTATAACGTCAATAATTACCTTTTTGGTTTGTCCGAAACGTTGCACCCGGTGAATTGCTTGTATAAAGTCGTTAAACTTAAATCCAATCCCGGCAAATATTTCACGGTGGCAATGTTTCTGAAAGTTACAGCCTGAGCCGGCAATAATCGGCTTAGTTGAAAGTATGCGAAAAGTACCATCACCAAAACCTACAATGCGCTCTTCCCGCTGATCTAGGTCTTGCGTACCCCATACGCTAACAGCGTCAGGTATGGCTTTTTGAATAGCTTGTCGCTCGGCTTCTAAGTCGTGCCATATCACAAAATGATCATCAGGCGCAGCATCAATAATTTCTTTAACTTTTTGCACGCGATCAACTAAGCTATCGCGCTTTTCGCGGCATGCTGCTGATAAACCAAGCGCCGGATTGTGAAATAGTAAATTTTGCCCGTTAGGTTCAAACCCTGCTTTTGTGTAATCACTATCAATCTCATGATAGTTAACTTCAATCTCTGGCAAGTCGTAGCCTTCGTCACTATGTCCTAAATCCGATGGTTTTTGCGCAAAGATAGCCCAGCTTGAAACCCAGAGCCAGAACTCTTGTTCTTTATGCGGGTACAGCGTCAGGTTGTTAGCCTGGGTACTATCGCGCTGAAAAAAGCGCGTTAAAGCTTGTCCGGTATCCATTGCGCCTAAAAACCCAGCGTAGTGGATAAGCTCTTTGAAACGATTAGGCGATGGCGTGGCAGTGTTTACCAGTTTGTATTTAATACCGGCAAACATGGGTAGAAACTCTTGATATGTCTTACTACCATAGCTACGCAACACGCTCGCTTCATCAAGACTAATTGCGGTAAAACAGCTAGTAGGCAACTTACCGTCTCGCACAGTTTCATAATTTGTAATGTACAAATGATGGTCTTCCGTAATCTCAGATTCGAGCCGAATAAAGCGCAATTCATAACCCAACATGCGCGCATCACGCATCAGCTCTTGTCGCACTCCAAGCGGTGCAATAATCAAGCCTTTACCGCCGGCTAAACGGATAGTTTGCCCCATCCATTCAATCTGCATCACCGATTTACCAAGGCCAAAACTAGCAAAGATTGCGCGGTTACCTCCTTGTATTGCCCATTGCACAATGTCTTTTTGATGCGGTTTGAGAATCGGATTTAATTCATCTTGTTCGACATCAAAACCACCAAAATGCGCCATTTTGATTTTCTGTTTAATAAAGTCTGTATAATCCATACTGTTTCCTTTGTTGTTGTCATTAGCCCCAGCTTTAACACTGGGGCTTTTTTTTGCTTACTTCTTAGCCCAAGGTGGGGCGGCTTTAGCAGGGGCAGCGGCTGGCGCTGGCGTAGCACCAAATGGCGTACTAGGCATGGCAGCAGGTACAGCACCGGCCAATGCTTTAAAGCCTTTAACGTCATTGCTATCGCCGTATTGCTCGCTTCGCTGAATGCTTAACTTGATAGCCAGTTGGCCACCAATTAACATATCCGTATCAGTTACCTTAGCTAACCCAGTAGCTCGCATGATCTGGCCTAACTGTTCGCGGCCAATTTCCTCGGCTTTTTGATTCGGGTTTTTAATATTCAGGTTTCCGAATACAACACGCCCCTGCATTGTTGGCCCGGTTACTTGATACTTTACTGCAATGTATTGACCGTTGCCTGCCTTGGTTGATTTCAGTTCAGCACCGGCAATAGTTACGTTGTACCAACCTTCGGGCAGCGGATCAAAGCTGCTAGTTGATACGGGCATATCTGATACGTTAAATTCTTGATCTAAAAAAGCCATGATAATTATTCCTTGAAAGTTATTGAGAAAGATGTGCGACCGGGTGTTGAAGTGATTGCACCAAGTAGCGGGGTAGTAATTGAGTTATCAGCCTGTTTCCAAACTGTCGCGTTTATTTCCGGTTTCCATCGGAAAAGTGAACCAAGATGATCTGACAAACCGGCTTCAGCGGCCAACTCTTGCAGCTTGGCAGCGTCCACCTTTTTGTCAATCCGCCCCACCATCTTGATAATAAAGCCATCGTGCTTTATGGTTTCCGTACCTTCCAATACTCCAATTTGCAGAGCTTGCAACATTTGATCTTCCACCTCGCGGCGGGCTTGTACGGCGTTAGCTTCAGCTTGTTTGTATGCCATCCAAGCATCAGCCATCAGTTTTAAATCGTCAAAATCAGGCATATAAATCCTTTATACGTAATAACTTAGATCAGGTGCAGTCCAGCCGTCAGGCTTTCCAATCTTGCCACCGCGCAAAATAACAGGCTTACCATCAACTAGCTTTGCATCATTGCTATTGAGTACTGCAATATCGGCTTCATCCTTTTCAAAGCCTGCAAGTGATGCAATGCCGTTGCCAGTTACCTCGATGTCGCAAAGCGCATCAAGTGCATCAGCGCGCAAATGGCTAGGGATATACACAAAGTTTTCACGGTTTTTAAGTTTGTTAGCAAACCACACCAGATCAGTGATGCTGCGTTCTAGCAGGCGTGCATAACCGTCTTTGTCTGTACGCAAGCAGGCCATAAATTCGCAAATTTCTTCTAACTGGCATCCAATCTGAACGCTTACGTTTTCCTCAGTTTGTTGTTTTCCGCATGCTGCAAGCCAATCGGCTGTTCGTGCAAAGTTACTCATTATTTAGCACCTCCAATTTTAGAAATAATCACACCCAGATCAGGCGCCTCCCATTGCGCCAACTTACCGCTACGGTCTTTGGCTAACCATAAGCCATCAGAATCACACATTAGCGCGCGCTGGGTATTACCCTCGGCATCTTTCTCCACTCGCAACGCTAGCACCTCATCAAAAAAGTAGGGAAGGCTTTGGCCGGTTTTGTTACCTGGCATAGATGGTGCATAAAACATCTTTCCTACTTCATCGGTGCTTTTCTCCAACTTTGCAGACATATAAACATGCTTAGGCAGATCACGAAAAGCGCGGATAATATCGGCCATTTGTTCTTGCATAGCGCCATATGCAGCGCGTGGGTCTTTGTTTACTTTCTTTTCATGGTTAAGTACAACCTCTGCAATTTCGCTAACGCTATCTAAAGCCACCGATGCAAAGTGATTAGCCTCAGCACTTGCTACATACTGATAAGCCTCGCGCAAAGATTCCATGCTACTTACCTCGATGTAAGTCAGATCAGCGTCTTGAATGCTAAGCAGGCCACCTTCAGCACTGATAACAATGGGGCTGGGTAGTGTTGGAATTAGCGAAGTCTTACCTGCACCGGCTTGGCCGTATACAAGTAATTTGACGCCATTGGCACTAAGGCCGCTGGTAGTTTTAAGTTTGATTGCCATGTTGCGGCATCCTTCTTTTTTTGCAACCTTCTGGAGATCAGTTCGTTGCATGGCTGAATTGTAGCATACAATATGGCGCATAAGCAAACTTTTTCACACTTTTTTAAAGGACACATCATGACACTGGATGAGATCAAGCAAACCTTGCAAGACCGGAACCTTAAAGCGGTAGCTTTAAATACTGGCGTTAGCCCACACACACTGTATAGATTAGTGCGCGGCATGGTTACACCCCACCCGTCAACTCTGCAAGTCATTAGCAGCTACTTAAAGGCATCACATGGCTGATATATCGCACATATTGGGCGGGTCGTGGGAATCTGCACAGAAATACGTCAAAAGCTGTGAAGATCAGCTACGTGATGCAATGCTAGACCGTGGCATAACACCACCAGCAGACCTATCTATAGATGGCAAGCTGCATCGTTTCCGTAGTGGCACCAAGGGCGAAGGCGGTCACGACAAGTCCGGCTGGTACGTTATCTATGGCGATGGCATACCATCGGGGCAGTTTGGAGATTGGCGCACTGGCGAGGCTATCAATTTCAGAGCTGACATTGGCCGTGATTTAAGCATTGCAGAGCAATTGACCAACACACGCCGGCAGGCCGAAGCCAAAGCCATGCGCGAAGCAGAGTTAAAGATAACACGGCAAGCGGCTGAAAACACCGTAGAAAAGATATGGATTGAGGGCGGTATCGCAAGCGCACAGCATCCATACCTGACCCGTAAAGGCATACAGCCACATGGCGCAAGAGTAACCGGCGATGGGCGTTTAATCGTACCGCTTTACGGAATAGACAACAAACTTAGCAGCCTCCAATACATAGATGAATCAGGCGGCAAACTTTATCACTCAGGCGGGCAGGCTGGGGGTAAATTTTGGATGATTGGCACGTTAGACGAGCCTGGCACGTTGTACGTGGGCGAAGGCTTTGCAACAGCGGCAACCATTCACGAGATTACAAAGCGGCCATGCGTTGTGGCTTACAGTGCGAGTAGTTTGCCGTCAGTCGTGCAAGCATGGCGCGAGAAACTAGGCGTAACGCAAGAGATTGTGATTGTGGCTGATAACGATAGTCACGGCGTAGGTCAAAAGTATGCAGATCAGGCCAGTGCAAAGTATGGCGCGCGGGTTGTAATGCCACCAATTGTAGGCATGGATGCTAATGATTACTTAGTAGCAGGCCATGATCTAGCGGCTTTGCTTAATCCACCAGCTAGCGACTGGCTAATTCAAGCCGATGATTTTTGCGCGCAGCCTGCCCCCATTAGCTGGTTAGTTAAGAACTGGATACAGGCGCAGGCTCTTGTTATGGTGCATGGCCCATCGGGAGGTGGCAAGACGTTCGCCGTATTGGATTGGTGTTTACGCATTGCCAGTGGCGGCGGCTTATGGATGGATAAACATAAAGTAAAGGCCGGCGGGATTGTGTACTTGGCAGGCGAAGGCCATCATGGTTTACGTGGTCGTGTAGCGGCTTGGAAGCAGGCGCATGGCGTTAAAAAGTTAAACATGTGGCTAAGTAAGGATGGATGCGATTTAAACACGCCAGAGGGTTATTTACGGGTTGTAACAAATATTAGGGCATTGCCTAACGTGCCGGAGATCATAACGGTTGACACACTGCACCGGTTTTTATTAGGAGATGAGAACAGCTCGCAGGATGCTAAAACCATGCTAGACGCATGCGCAGGCCTTATGCGTGAGTTTAATTGCACCGTTATATTGGTACACCATACCGGCGTATCAGACGAGGCACAGCACCGCGCGCGTGGTTCGAGTGCATGGCGTGGTGCGCTTGATATTGAGATTAGCATAGTACCAAGCAAGGACGATAAACCAATGGAGATCGTACAGCGTAAGTCTAAAGATGCAGAGATGGCAGAGCCAATATATGCCAATCTTGAAACCGTGGAGATTACAGGATGGATAGATGAAGATGGCCAGATTGTAACCAGTGCAATATTAATTCAGGCCGATGCACCAGCTACAGAGACTAACAAAGCCAGTAGCAAGTTAGACAAACACCGCAAGCTATTTGAGGCGGCTTGGTGGAGCGCTAAAGCCGAATTGCGCGATGGTTTGCCATATCTGAGCCGTTCTGCTTTCGTGGATTATTTGATGCAACATTTGGCATTAAGCGCAGCATCAGCCAAGCAATACATCAAACCAAGCGCGCAGAATAAACCAATAGCAGAGCTACTATTGGCCGGCACAATCGAAGCCTTAGAGCATGGCTGGATTGTTACAGACGATGTGCAAGCTAGCGCCATGATACTGAGGAAGTCGATGGATTGAAAAGTTATGCACAAGTTATTCACAATGGCGTTAAGGCGGTAACTGGTAACTAAACGTAACAAAAGGTAACAGTTACCAAGGGGCAAAAGCAGCGTTTATTGGTAACTAACGGTAACTCTCTCCTTAGGAGAGTTACCAGTTACCACACGATGCAGTCGAAATCGTAACGCTAAAATTGAAAACTAGAGAAAAAAGTTATCCACAGGCTAGATATGAAATACAATGAACGAATGAACACGAAAACACACACATCAAAAGCGCGGCCAATTGAAGATAAGCAAGCAATAGCTGCAAACGTTTTTAATGGCATGCGCAGTGGCATGAGTGCATACAAGGCTTGCGTAGCCTCTGGCGTGCCTCAGAGCACGTTTAATCATTGGTTGAATGATGACGCAACCATGGCGGTAGAATATGCGCGCGCGAGGGAAGACCTGCAAGAATTGATAGCTTCGCAAATCATGGAGATTGCAGACCAAGCGCCGGCGCTTACTGCGAGTGGCAGCGTGGACACTGGGGCGGTGCAAAAGCAAAAGCTACAGATTGATACAAGGCGCTGGCTATTGTCTAAGCTGGCACCTAAGAAGTACGGCGATAAGCTGGAGGTGTCCGGCGATGCGGCGAACCCAATTGCCATTCAGCGCATCGAGCGGGTGATCGTAAAATAATTTTAACTTTCTTTCGTTGTTGCTTGCAATTGTGTTTTTTAGTGATACAATAGAGCCATCAACAACGAAGGAATGAAAATGCAACTTACCAGCGCAATCAAGAAACTTAACAAATCAGGCTTTGAAGTACTCAACAATGGTAATCGTTACAAGGCGAAAAAAGTTGGTTTGAAATATGTTGTAGAGTTTATCAGTCAAGAAACAAGTGTTTTGTGCATTAGAGTGCTACAAGAGAATGATTATGACAACAGCCAGAGTGATTACAGTGCCGGCACATGGTGCGACAATTTAACTCAGGCAATATTACTGGCGCATTAAACAACCCGGCCAGAGATGGCCGGTAACTAAACGAAATAAAAAGGTAACAACATGACAACACTTGAAAAAGCAGCGCGAATGGCGCTGGAAGCGCAAGTAGAAAATATTTTGGAACAAGCACAGGTTTTTGCCTCGGCGTGGGCGCTTGTCGGTGGGCGTTTTGACGGGGGTAATGCGATGGATGATGCGGAAGTTGCAAAGAACAATCTACGTCAGATGGTTTTGGAGGCGTTGGCAGAGCAGCTTCATGCGATTGATCATATTGCTGACGTTAGCAATATGATAGACCAACCAAAGAAGGAGCCGGTGGCGTGGCACTACCAATCTCGACTCGGCAATGATTATTTGACAGATGTAAAAGCAGAGCCATCCCCTGATTGGCGTGAAACGCCCCTCTACACCGAGCTTGCTAAGCGAGAGTGGGTCGGGCTGACGGATGAAGAAATCCAGCAAGGTAACAAACAATCTTGGGTAACGCAACAAGCATTTGAATCCGCTGTTTGGTGGGCAGAGCAAAAGCTAAAGGAGAAAAACGGTGTTTAAAACATGACAACACTACAGATTAAAACACCAGCATGGGCAGTGCCTCTGCTGGAGCGCGCGCGCTATAAAGGTGCTTATGGTGGCCGTGGCTCTGGCAAGTCGCACATGTTCGCAGAGCTTATGATTGAGGCGCACATAATTGACGCTAACAGTCGCAGCGTTTGTGTACGTGAGGTGCAAAAATCATTGGGGCAGTCTGTCAAGCGTCTGCTAGAGTTAAAGATTCAAGAGCTTAACGCCGGCGCTTACTTTGAGGTTCAGGAAGCCCAGATCAAGGCCAAAAACGGGCAAGGCTTGATTATTTTTCAGGGTATGCAAAACCATACCGCTGATTCGATTAAGTCGCTGGAAGGCTACGATAGGGCATGGGTAGAGGAAGCTCAGAGCCTATCTCAGCGAAGCCTTGACCTGTTACGGCCAACTATCCGCAAGCCTAACTCTGAAATATGGTTTACGTGGAACCCTAGCCAAGCTACTGACCCAGTTGATGTCCTGCTACGTGGTGCAACTCCACCCAAGGATTCAATCATCCTGCCGGTGAACTACGACAATAACCCGTGGTTTCCTGATGTGCTTAAAGATGAGATGGAATACGACAAGCGGCGTGACCCCGACAAGTATATGCATGTATGGCGTGGCGAGTACGTGCGCAACTCTGAAACCCGTGTATTCAAAAACTGGAAGATAGAGGACTTTGAAGCCCCACGCGATGCCATGCACAGGTTAGGCGCTGATTGGGGATTCTCAGTTGACCCGACCGTGCTAGTACGCTGTCACATCATTGGGCGAACGCTGTACGTTGATTATGAGGCCTACATGGTGGGCTGCGAGATTACCAGCACGCCTGACCTATTTATGACTGTGCCAGATTCCGAGAAGTGGCCGTTAATAGCAGACAGCGCAAGGCCTGAGACTATCTCGCACATGCGTCGCAACGGGTATCCGAAGATAATGGCGGCAGTTAAAGGGCCTAAGTCTTTGGAGGAAGGCATAGAATGGTTAAAATCATACGATATCATTGTCCACCCACGTTGCACACATACCATTGACGAGCTTACACTCTACAGTTATAAGCAAGACCCATTGACTAATCAAATAATCCCAGTGTTAGAAGATAAGCAAAACCACGTTATAGATGCACTTCGCTATGCGTGCGAAGGCGTGCGCAGGGCGGCAACTAAGAAACCTGATAAAGTCAATCTAATTCCTACTATGAACAAATGGTAATATGAAAAACGAATATAAGCTATCGCAGTTGCATCAAAATGCTTTGTCAGAATTTGACAAAATACAAACTGCTATTCGTGATGAGCGCTTGCAATGTTTGCAAGACCGTAGATTTTATTCAATAGCCGGTGCGCAATGGGAGGGGCCATTAGGTGACCAATTTGAGAATAAACCGCGCTTTGAAGTTAATAAAGTGCATCTTGCAGTTATCCGCATCATTAACGAATATCGTAATAACCGCGTTACTGTGGATTTTATTTCCAAAGATGGCACAGATAATGAGACTTTAGCCGATACATGCCAAGGGCTTTACCGCGCCGATGAACAGGACAGCGTGGCAAATGAAGCCTACGATAACGCATTCGAGGAAGCCGTGGGCGGTGGCTTTGGAGCATGGCGTTTACGCACATGTTACGAGGATGAAGAGGATGACGACAACGACCACCAGCGCATACGCATAGAGCCTATCTTTGATGCTGACAGCAGCGTATATTTTGACCTGCAAAGCAAGCGACAAGATAAAAGCGACGCACAGCATTGCTATGTTATCTATAGCATGACACGCGAAGCCTACGAAGAGCAATACGAGGACAACCCTACCGATTGGCCTAAAGAAATACACCAGTACGAATACGATTGGTGCACGCCTGATGTGGTGTTTGTAGCTGAGTATTACAAGATCGAGGAAAAGAGCGAGACTATCCGCATATTTGAAAACTTGGTTGGAGAAGAGGAACGCTACACCGAAGCAGACTTTGCCAATGACGAGAAGCTAGAGGAAACCTTACAGGCAACAGGTAGCCGTGAGATACGTCAGAAAAAGGTAAAGCGCAAGAAGGTGCATAAGTACATCATGTCCGGTGGGCGCATCCTAGAAGATTGTGGCTACATTGCGGGCAAGTGCATACCTATCGTACCGGTGTACGGAAAACGATGGTTTGTGGACAATGTAGAGCGTTGCATGGGGCATGTCCGACTGGCTAAAGATGCACAGCGTTTAAAGAATATGCAGTTGTCTAAACTGGGTGAGCTTAGCGCATTGTCTAGCGTGCAAAAGCCTATCCTAACGCCTGAGCAGATCGCAGGGCACCAGGTGATGTGGGCAGAGGACAACATCAAGAACTATCCATACTTGCTTATCAACCCGATAACTGATGCTAACGGCCAAACTTTACCCAGTGGCCCGGTTGCTTACTCGCAGTCAGCAGTAATCCCACCGGCAATGGGCGCGTTATTCCAGATCACTGAATTGGATATGTCGGAGATACTAGGCAACCCGCAGCAAGGTGAGAAGATGGTTAGCAATATCTCGGGCAAGGCCGTGGAGATGATTCAGCAGCGACTAGATATGCAGACCTTTATCTACATGTCAAACTTTGCTAAATCCATGAAACGATGTGGTGAGATATGGCTATCCATTGCAAAGGATATTTATGTCGAAGAAGGCCGGCGCATGAAAAAGGTAGGCGGTCAAAATGACATTAATAATGTCACGCTTATGAAGCCTAAGCTGAACCAAGAGAATGGCATGGTAGAGGTAGAGAACGATTTAAGCATGGCTAACTTTGACGTGGTGAGCGATGTTGGGCCATCAAGCGCAAGCAAGAAGGCGGCAACTGTACAGGCCATCACTGGCATGATGCAGATTACCCAAGACCCTGAAACGTTGCAGGTGCTTGGTAGCATGGCCATGTTAAACATGGAAGCCGAAGGCGTGGAAGATGTGCAAGCGTATTTCCGCAACCGTCTAATCAAGATGGGCGTAGTTAAACCAACTGAGGAAGAGACAGCTAAATTGCAAGCAGAGATGCAAGGCCAACAGCCTGACCCTAACGCGCAATACCTAGCAGCCGCAGCAGAGGAAGCACAGGCCAAAGCAGCACAGGCACGGGCTACAGTAATCAAGACATTGGCAGATTCTGAATTAGCCAAGGCTAAGACAATGGAAACCATATCCGGGATTGATTTAAAAGCACAATCTCAATCATTAGATATGATTGAAAAACTAATTCAACCGCCTAAAGTTATGTAACGAAATATAATTGGATATAATCTAATCAAACGGTATCCATCCAACCGTATAAAGTGGGTGAGTTTAAACGGGGTTTTTTATGTCAGAAACGGTAGAATCAGTAGCCGATGAGGTTGTCGAAGCAGCGGAAGATGTTACTAATGATGTGGATAATACCGCAGAATCAGGGCAAACTAACGCAGTAGATGATGATGTTGTCGTAACTATTGGAGAGGAAGCGCCACCTCAAGATGAGCCGGCAGCGGCACCGGATTGGGTTAGAGAATTGCGCAAGCAAAATCGGGAAAAAGAAAAGCGCATCAGAGA